TTTATTAAATATTGGATATGATAAAATACCAAGCGAGAGAACATCAGTATCATTCTATGATGCTTGCATGAGTCGTGGCGTGGAACTTTGGAAAAGGTCTATGGACAAACCCATTACTTTGTTTTGGAGCGGCGGTATGGATAGCACTGTTGCTCTGTTTAGTTTCTTAGAAACAAAAACACAAAGCCAAAAATTAATAATACGATTTACTAAACATGCTATTGAAGAGTACCCTTGGTTATATGACAAAATGTGTAAATGGGATGATGATACAATCACACTTGACCAAGTTAGTGAATATGACTTGTTTAGATGTTTTGATGATGATACAACTATGTTTGTTCATGGAAACTGCATTGATTGTTTATTTGGTAGTTCTGTGATGAAACGCAGACCAGAGGCAGTAGAAGAACATTGGACTTCTATTGGTGATTGGGATATTATATGGAATATATCTGGGGATGACAGAGCATCTAAAGATATGTCGTTGAATAATGATAAAGAAAAAAGAAAACTTGTCATGGAATTTTTACACGAACATATGAAAAGTTCTCCATGCGAAGTCGAAACTGTATTTGATATGTATTGGTGGTTAAATTTTTCTCTGAAGTGGCATTGGTTGGTATATTGTTATCCAACAAATTATTTAAATTCACCAAATTTAAAATCTCAAAATGACTTTGCGAATGGGAAAGATTTGCAAGTTTGGTCTATAATGAATAAAGACAAAAAACATAAAGGGACTTGGCTAAGTTATAAGTATGAATTAAAAGATTTTATATATAAATTTACTAAGGATGCCGACTATAGGGATAATAAAGAAAAAATAAAATCATTGGTTCCACTTAATCGTGTAAATGCATATCCACATATACGAACTAAACTTGGTGATGATAAATTAAAACTTGTTCTTGATGATGGCAGATATTGGTATAATAAAGATGATATTCCTGATGATGAATTGCAAAAAATGTTAAAGGAAAAGTAATTTGTTTTATCATGATTGGTTACAATATGATTTACCTACTAAAGATATGTGGATAAATCATTATCCGTATGAAGATTATAACCCAACAACTTATCAAGATGCATTAATCAGACAGTGCAGAGCTATTGCTGAAAATGTTAAACCAGCAATATTTGTTTCTGGTGGTATTGATTCTCATGCAGCTGCATTGGGATTTAAATGGGCAGATGTTGATGCAGACTTTGTTCATATAAGAAATTCATTTAACGGACATATATGTGAAGTTGAATGGGAGTTTACAAAAGCATTTGCAAAACGTTATAATATTGATCTAAAAGTTATTGATATGGAATATGATAAGGATAGTCTTAGAGATTTTATGATTGAATCTGAGTATTTTGAAGATGGTAAAGGTTCTGGATCAGTATTTACAGCAGCTGGTAATCTAAAATATATGGAAAAATATGATGGCCATCCTATAGGCACAGATGGTCACTTTAGATTTGAAAATGAAGGTAATATTCATAGAGGAATAATTAAGAAGCCGGGCATGGTTCTTGGGGCCCAAAATCATATAGCTGCACATACAGGATATGAATATGATAATTGGGGAGCTCCAGTTATCCTAATGCCCTACTATGCTCCATACTTATTTCAATATTTTGAAATGAAACATAGAACATCTCCAGAACTTAGAATATTAAACCAAATGGAAAGTAAAGTTTTAATATACTCTGAATTAGGATTACCACTAAGACCTAAACTTTCTAATTGGGAATTTTTAGATTTAGAAAACGATTATCGTTCTTTATCGACAATAGACTTTGCTGATGACCACAGCAAAAATGCAAGATTTGAAAGAGGTCCAAGTGTTATCGTGAAAGCGTTAGGATTTGAAGGAGATGAAGCTAAAGAATTAATTGAAACAAAAAGAAAACATCAGAATACCGGCCAAGATAAGTCTCGCCGGTTTGTAATATATGAATTTGAGGAATAAGTTATGGAACCTAAATAAGTTGGTGCATAAATACTTAAAGGAGGAAATAATTATGGCGTGGAAAAGAGTTCAAGTTCGCACAATACCAGAAGGTGGAGCTACCCCTGGCACTGCTGAGAGTGATTTTGAAAAAATGAGCGATGAGGTAATGAGTTATATAAAAACAAATTATGATGATACAGGAAAAAGAACATCATTTTCTTTGAGTTCAAGTGATGATGGGTTAGTATTGACATATACTTCTGTATTCAGAGATGAAGCATCTAAAAACGAAATGCTTTCAGATTCAACCATTGCAGCTGAAATCACTAGAAGAGATAATCTAAATGCGGCCGCTGGTATTACAAAAGAAGTAACATTAGATGAAGAAGTTTAATACTAAATGGAACAGAATTATCTAGGAAATCCAAACCTCAAGAAAGCCAATATCCAACAAGAGTGGACAAAAGAGGAACTTCAAGAATACAAGAGGTGTATGGATGATCCACAATATTTTGTAGAAAACTACATTATGATTGTATCTCTTGATGAGGGTTTAGTGCCGTTCAAGCTCTATGACTTCCAAAAAGAGATGGTAGGGACGTTTCATAACAATCGTTTCACGATATGCAAGTTGCCCAGACAGTCTGGTAAATCAACTACGATTATTGCATATCTTCTTCATTATGTTTTATTTAATCCAAGTGTGAATGTGGCAATCCTTGCAAACAAGGCTGCTACTGCAAGGGATTTGTTAGGTAGGCTTCAACTCGCATATGAGCATTTGCCGAAGTGGTTACAACAAGGCGTTATGTCTTGGAATAAGGGCAGTCTGGAGTTGGAAAATGGTAGTAAAATACTGGCATCTTCTACTTCTGCAAGCGCTGTTCGTGGTGGTTCTTACAACATTATCTTTCTGGATGAGTTTGCCTACGTCCCAGCAAACGTTGCAGAACAGTTCTTTAGTTCAGTTTATCCAACAATCAGCTCTGGTAAAACAACTAAGGTGATGATCGTTTCAACTCCACACGGTATGAATATGTTCTATAAGTTGTGGACAGATGCAGAGGAGGGAAGAAACGAATACATTCCAATTGAAGTGCATTGGAGTGAGGTTCCTGGCCGTGATGAGGCATGGAAACAACAAACAATTAAAAATACATCTGAAGCTCAGTTCAACACAGAATTTGAGTGTGAGTTTCTAGGTTCTATTGATACTCTAATTACGCCAAGCAAGTTAAGACAGTTGGCATATAGGGCTCCAGTAAAGTCTAATGCTGGGTTGGATGTTCATCAAAATCCCGAAGATGGACACACATATTTTCTAACTGCTGATGTATCTAGAGGCACACAAAATGATTATTCAGCATTTGTGGTGGTTGATGTAACTGAAATCCCATACAAGATTGTCGCAAAGTTTAGAGACAATGAGATTAAACCTCTTCTATTTCCTGCCAAGATATACGATGTTGCAAGAGCATATAACCAAGCATTTGTTATGGTAGAGGTCAATGACATTGGAGAACAGGTTGCTAATGCTTTACAGTTTGATCTTGAGTATGACAACCTTATTATGGCTTCTATGCGTGGACGGGCCGGACAAGTCCTTGGGGGTGGGTTCTCTGGTGGTCGAGCGCAGTTGGGGGTAAGAACCACTAAAGCTGTCAAACGTATTGGTTGCTCCAATCTAAAACAGATGGTTGAAGACAATAAACTAATCATAGAAGATTTGGAGATTATCACAGAACTATCCACATTTATTGTCAAAGGACAATCGTTTGAGGCTGATGAAGGATGTAACGATGACTTGGTAGCATGTCTGTTTATGTTTGCATGGGCCACAGACCAACAATATTTCAAAGAACTATCAGATCAAGATATTCGTGCAACTATGATGAAAGAACAACAGGACATGTTAGATCAGGACATGGCACCATTTGGATTTATCCTTGATGGTCTTGAGGAAGAAAATATTGGTAACATGGTGGATGATTATGGAACAAAATGGAATCCTGTAGTACGAGACAACAGTACAGATTGGTAAATCTCTATATAAATTCTATAAGATCATGGTCTAGTTTGATGAAACAATTTGAACAAACGATAGAAGATTCTTTGATTAACTCTAATGCTTCTTTACGGCTTTGACTGTTCATACCTTTGCGTTGAGTTAATTTTTTAATTTTATTATGATGTGGATGAAATTTAAGACAAACTGTTTCACTTTCACCACAATGAGAACATGACTTCTCAGCAAGGTATTCATTTAACCATACAAGACGTTGACGATAGTTTCGTCTGGATACACTTTTAATCGTTTCTTTGTATTTTTCGTAATGCTCATTCATATGTTTATTTATAAGAATCCTAGCATATAAAAAGAGTGTTTTAGGAATCTGTTTTTTATAAATAATTCTAATGAAAAGAATACCTCTAACGTAGAGTGCATTCTCTACATAGAAAAGGAGTAAGGAAAATGGGTTTTTTAGTGTCGCCGGGCGTACATGTAAGAGAAATCGACTTAACGAATATCGTTCCTGCTCTTCAAACCAATATTGGTTCTGTTGCTGGTCCTTTTGAAAAAGGCCCAGTTTCCTCAGTTACAAATGTTAGTTCGGAGGCAGAGTTGGTTTCTATCTTTGGTAAACCAAATTCAAGTAACTTTGAATATTTTTACACTGCTGCAAACTTTTTGCAGTATTCTAATGCACTCAAGGTAGTGCGTTGTGAGTCCGCCGTTTTGAACGCTGCTTCAAACCTTGGACTATTAATTAGAGATGCAGATCACTACACCAACTCTTTCAGAGATGGTCAAGGTAGTGTTGGTCCTTGGGCCGCACGAAGTGCTGGTGAATGGGGTAACTCACTCGCTGTTTCGATTTGTGCAACAGCTACGGCATTCTCCCAAGATATTACGGGTGCAAACCAAGTTAATGGTGCGCTTGCAAGTGGTGCTACATCAATCACAGTTGATGATGTTGATCTTGCAAGTAACGTTATCAACGTTGGTGACGTACTATCATTTTT